GCTGCTTTATCAAATGTTCTATAGTTTCCTGCGATGCCTATGAGTTGTCCGATTTCAAGTCCTGTCCTCTGAGCCTGTTTCTCCAAGTCAAAGAACATGTCAACTGCATCTTCTCCATATGATGCCAATTGAGGCAATGCTGCGTTCATTTCGGACAATACTGCTCCTACATCCTTTCCAAGAGTCTGCGCCAACTCCATTGCCTCTTCTTGCATTCCCGTGGCGGCGCGTGTGGACATTCCGAAGCCTTTTGTCATTGTCTGGAGAGTTCCTGCGAAGTCTGCCCCAGAGACGCCTACTTTAGCGAACTGTGCTCCGAGTTCTCCGAGTCTCATTCTTTCCGACTCAGCCATAACTCCGAATCCAGATAGGCTTGCTTGCAAGGCTCCGTATGATTCTCCCATTTCTGCGGTGGACATTCCATTTGCTCTGTTCGCAAGTTGGAGGGAGACTAACTCGTCATCGTATGCTCCTGCTGCGCCAGATGAGGCGTTGAATGCAGCAGTGGCGACATCATTGGCTATGGCTAATCCAAGCGTTGCTTGTTGGATTGTTGATACTATAGATGCTATCGGGTTTATGTTTTCTACATATTTCTTGATTTTGTCGGTGAGGTTTCCTTCGCTCTTTGCCTGACGATCTTTTGCTTTGGCGAGATCATCTGCGGCTTCCTGCTGTTCGGGGGAGCCAGCGACAGCATCGCTCTCTGCCTTTGTTAATCTCTCTATTTCCTTCTCTAGCTTTTTGGCTGCTTTTCCCATATTCAACCACGAACCAATGAGAGTCTCATTGCCCGACGTCATGCCAGTCATTGTTCTTATTGTGTTCTCAAGGTTTGTCGTATATGCGTCTTGAGTTGCAGTAAGTTCGTCGAGAGCTTTTTTCTGCTCTTCGGCGGACTTTGTAGCCGCTTTTGCGGCGTCTTCTTGAGCTTTTATATGTCTCTCTATTTCAGCAGTGTGTTGCTTAAGCGCATCCATGTGCCTAAATAACGTCTGTTCGCTGGCATCTCGCTGTTGAGCCTCTTTGAGATTTAACTCAAGCTCTTTCTTCTTAACTGCATTGAGTTCTTCTGTCGTCTCAGCAAGCGCTTTTTTAACTTCTATTTCTTTCCGCTGCTGTTCTATTGTAAGTTCCGCCACTCTTAGTTACCCCCTACTTGAATGGCCAAACGATGCCAGTATCTGATTCGAAGTTCTTGATTGCTCTGTCGAGTTGGGCTTTTGACTTGTTTGCACCTGGCTTATCAAGTCCGTACTTCTTCATTGCTTTCATATATTTCGCCTCGTGTCCGAGAGCTTTCTGAAATGATCCTATTTGCTTCTTGGTGCCTGTAATGTTCACGGGCATTGCTCTGCCTCCGAACATACCTCTCATTATCATTTCTATTGCTCCACCAAACATCGCGAGAAGGCTCTCGTCTAAAATACCTTCTGCTTTAGCGTTTAAGTTGATTTCGAGTGGAACCAAATCATTATCTTTATTCATTTTATGCCCTCCGCATAAAGTCGTTGCTTTATAAATAGTCTCTTATAAAAAGAAAACGGGCAATAATGCCCGCCCTCTGTTATCATTTTTTGTTCTGTGCCTTCTTCATTGCTTCGTTCTCGTCTTCGAACTGCTTTGACAGGCGTCGAACGAACCAGTTTCTTAGTTGGACTGGGAGGTTGTATGCTTCGATGAAGCTCCAGCTTCCGTGATGCTTGAGATAGAAGAACTGTTCGTAAACGCTCTCCATATAATCATCGTTTAGGCCAAAAAAACTCCGCAGTAAACGGCACCTCCATGTCGGCAACATTGCCGCAGGATGAACATTTGCAAGATTGAGTCATATCGACATTCGGTGTGACAACCTGAACGCAGGCTCTGATATGTCTTGCGTCTTGTGCTGGCATATTGTCGATGAAGTTGTTTATTTCCATTCTGTCAGTGACGTTATTGACTGATACAACGAGAACTTTTAGCAAGTCGGTTGATACAGAATCTTCCAGTTTATGCTTTGTCTTCTTTGCAGCAATTTGCAGTGTGTTTTTCTCGTCTTGAGCGGTGAAGAGTCGGAACTCGGCAGTGTATCCCGTTTTTGGGAGAACTGCTGTAAAAGTTCCATTGTCAGTAGCTGACACACCGCTTGCGCTATTTTCATCGGGCTTGATGCCTTCTTTATTTTCGAACGCAGTCAAGTCGAAAGTGTGCGACTGCGAGGTGCCACAGGATGGACAGGATACTTGTACTGAATAGTCTGCACCATAGCCTGAGACTCTTGCCGCGACTAAGAGAGCGTTCTTGTCTCCGATTAGCAAGTCGTCAGGATTAATATTCTTATCGACGATAAGATTGGATACGAGCCTGTCTATTGCGAGTCCGTTCTTGAGAAGCGCCTGAGAGGTTAGGATGTCCTCGTCTTTTGCCGTCATGTAGCGGAGTTCGATAGTCTCTTGATTGTGAAGTGGATGTTCCGATGAATAGAACTGTCCTCGGGAAGGAAGCTCTACGAACTCCGTAGGTGTCACGTAGGACAATCCGACTGATTGGGTTGCAACAGGTTTAGCTGCCTGTGGTGGCGCAGGGGAAGAAGCCTTCTTGCGTCCTGTATTTCTCGACATTTACACCTCTAATGTATTTGTTTGTATTATGTCTTTATAGTATAACACACTTGAATGAATGCTTCAAGCGTTATTTTTTAGTTTTTTGGATCGTAGCTTGCCCAATCGTATTGCATCTCTAGTTGAATGTCTATCAAGTCTTCGCTTTCATATGAATGATCTCCGAAGTTTACTGAGGTGATGAAAGCGTTGTTGAGAGTCCATGTTCCTCTTTCGCGAGACTCACCGTCGTCGTCAGCGCCCATTTCAATTATCTCAACTCGCCCCAAGGCGGCGGTAGCGCTGGCTTTCGTAATAGTCTTTGTCATTATTGCGGGTGTGTTGTCCACCACCGCAGCATTTGGATTTGCGTATCCAATTTGTCCAAGAAGTTCCATAAAAATATCAGATGCGTTAGGACTTACAGCATCAACCAAAGTCATGCTAATAGTTCCCCACTCGACGCGACCTGGATAGTGGAAAGTGTGGTTGAAAAACTTGTGTGGATTTGAATTCACAGTATACGATGGGCGACTTACTTGCTTTGCCATGAATTCGAGACTGCCTGCGTCTCCTCCCGAGTTCGGGAGTCCAAGTCTAACAAGAAACCTAAATTGTCTCTTTGGCTCGAATGTGGGTGAAGTCCAGAAATTTGGCATTATTTGTTTCTCCTATTAATATAAATAGTCATTAGTTTTGTTTAGTCCTCGAATCCTGCGCCTGTATTTGTAATAACAAAGTCGAGAGCGATGAATTCAATAGAGCGTGCTGGTTTGAGGAATATCTTGGCATACATGACATTTCTATCAACCAAGTCTGCGGTTGTTGTGCTTTCGTCAAGAACAATCTTGAAGTCTGAGAGTCCAAGCCTTGCTTGAACGCTTCTCAAGAATGGCTCTGCTTTCGATATAAAACGGTTCCAAGTTGCTGGAACGTTTTGATCGAAGAGCACAGTTGCTGCCATACGAGAGATTTCTTTCTTCACGAAAATCATTAGACGACGAACGTTAATTCTATCAAGAGCGGAAGGAGTCACTTGAAGTGTCTTCTGTCCGAAGATTACGATTCCCTCTGCTGGGAATGAAGCAATCGGGTTGACGTTCGCTTCATATAAGTCGTCTCTGTCTTTAGATGTTAGTCTCTCGCGAGTCTGAATAACTCCGATTCCTGCGGAACCTTCTGTCAATCCACCTCGGGTGAATCCAGCGGGAGCAAACCATAGTTCGCTTTTACGTTGTGAGCTTGAGAATGTTCCAAGAGCAACGATTGAAGGCGGTGCCCAAAGAAGACTATTACTTATAGAGTCGTTAATTTGAACCCAAGGGTAGTATGCACAACCGTAAGATGAATTCAACCCTCTGGCTGTCAAGTTAGTGATAGCGGTTGAAACACTTCCGACTCTATCTGCGACAGCGGCGGTGCTTTCGGCATCTGTTCTGTATCCAGAATCCAAGTCGATGACTGCAAGAGCATCTCCACGAGACTCGCATACTTCCATCATGTGGGAAGTGAGCCCTGCGTGGTAGATACCTGGCATAGTCATTAGGTTGTATTCTACTACTTCTGGATCAGCTACGGTGTCGATTGCTCGCTTGGCTGAGTAGTAAGCGTATTTTGTTGAATCGGTTCCGTCTGCGAGAGCGCGAGTGTAGTTGAATGGATCTTTCTCAGTGATGTCTAATCCGTCTAAACCGCCACATAGTGGAACGGTGAAACGGTTGTACCCTTGATCTAGAACCTCTGTGTACGAAGCGCTTAGTGATGTCCAAGAGTTTCGTGCCAAGCGCGAACCAGATACCCAAGCACCTAATGCGTTTGCAGAGCCTTCTGTTGAAGGTATGATGTCATCAAGAGAAAACATGTAAGAAAACTCAGTCGAGGTTGAAGTTGCGAATGAGCTTACATCAACTGGTAGCGCACGAACAGTGTCTGCGTAACTTGAATCATGACGATTGTTGCCATTCTGAGTTGTGTCGATTCCGAAGTAAGCGTTCTTTGGATTAGAAAGTCCGCCTGCGGACGCACTTACTCTTAGTGGAATTGCTGGGTAATATGCACTTCCCGTGAATTGAACCCCACCGTCAATGAATTTTACCGATGCAGCATGAGGAATTCCGCCGACTCCGCCAGTTACCCAAGCGTTCGATGGTGCGGAAGCACTTGCTGCCGAGTTGTAAGTCCACTGCTTCATGCGAACTGGACCGAATGAGCCGAATGGCAGATATGATGGATCGGCTGCTCCTGCGTCAACGGTACTATTTACTTCAACGCGAATAAACTTAGATGCGTTTAGATAGTTTCCGTAAACACGGTGGCTGCGCTCAGTGTCATCCCAAACAAGGTATTGATCGCCGATTGCTCGTGCGATGTAGTTGTTGGAGTTAGGGTTCAAGTTCACTGAACTGTACCTTTCAAGAACTACTGGTGCATTATCGTTATCTCTTGCATCTCTTATAAGAACGCTGAATGAACCGTATGGTTCGTCAACGCTTGTCGATGCCTTAATGTCTGCGATTGAGATTTTGAGCTTCTTTTGTTCGTCTTCGCCTGCATCAAGAGTATGAAACTTGAATAGTTTCGCCATATCTTCGGCTTGATAATTGCCATAAACTCCCAAGTCCTGTGATATAATCCAAGGTGTTTGGGCTGCTCGGAAACCTTCGCGGAAGTTAGCGGCGCTGTTGGTGAGATAATCCAATCCAAGAACAACTCCGAAGGTGTTAGCTGTAGTGACGTCGCCTACAACGTTTCTAAGATGTCCTTCGTATGTTTGTCCAAGCCAATATGAGGCTGTCTGATCTGTATTGGTTATTGAAGTGTTAGTCAAAGTTGGATTAGTGTTGAATACTTTTCGAATATACTTTGCGGAGGAAGGAGTGAAGTTGAAGGAAACTTCTTTTGAAGTTACTCCATGGGCTCCTTGAATCAATGCCTTATATTCTCCGCCATTATCTGCATAAAGAGCACCAGCGGAGTCTCCAAGAGGAGTCGTTCCGTCAGCTTGCGCCCTCAATGTTCCTGACAATTGGATAGAACCAGTAGTCAAGTACCACACTGCGGCGAGAACTCCGTCTACTGATGTTGCTACCGAGCCAGACTGGAATACGAAGAGTCCGTATGCTCCACCGTTGTCGTCGGCATCGCCATCATTTTGTAAAGTTGTTTGCCAACCTGCTTTGCCGCCAGCGGCGACACCATCTTGATCGGCACCCAAGAGGCGAACGACTGTAGCGGCGTTAGAGTTTCGCAGGTATGCCTGTGCGGCGAAAGATGCATAAGTTGGCGTGGTGTAGTTACCGTCACGCCAGATGTCTCCGCCCTGTCCACCTGGAATAGGGTTTCCGAAAACCTCAACGAACTCTGAAAATGAGTTTACTTTCACAGGGCGCATTGCTGGGCCTCTCTCTGTGCGTCCAATAATGACTGGACCCATCTCCTCTCCGATTTTTGGTAACTGGGAGTTATCAATCTCGTTAATGAAGATACCTGGTGAAATGAATTTGAATGATTTAACTGGCATTATGTGTTATCTCCTTGCAGCAATATGACATAATCTTCGAAATAAGTATTTATATTCGTATTATCGTAAGTAAATAGTTGAA